GAGAGGCCAGGGCGACGACCAGCCAGTGCGCCGCAGTCATGGCTCGGCCAGCCCGCCGTGAGCACGGTCGTGGGCACGGACCGCCACGTCGAGCGCCTGAGCGGCCTCACGTGCCGTGTCGCACCGCATCGACGGCTCCCACATCGGCGGGCCGATCACCCACCACCCCGCCCGGCGCGACCTCGTCGGCTCGGCACGGCGACGTTCGATCAGCGCGGCACGGCCGCCGCGGGTGAGGGGCATCCCGAGCGGCGTCAGCGGCACATACCGCCCTGGACCTCTGGACTGGAAGATGCGGCGGGTACCGAACCGGCGATGTAACCGCCGCTCGGTCACGTCGTGTCCTCGTCGACCCGTACCGCAGTGCCCGGAGGCCACGGGAGGATGATCGGGCCGGGCAGGCAAGACCCGTCGATGCCGACGTCGACGGTCTCGCCTCGCCAGCGGGGCTCGCGGTCCGGCTGGGCGATGTAGCGACGCAGCGCGACACGGATGACGGCAGCCATCGACCGGTCTTCCTGTTCGGCTCGTTCCTTGACCGCGGCGTGCAGGTCGGCGGGGATGCGAACGACGAGGTCGACGGTGTCGTCATCCATCGGCCGGGTCCTCGGTGACGGCGACCACCTGCACACGGGCGTCTAGGTGCTCGACGTACTCAGCCTCCGGCACCTGGATGGTCAGCTCGACCACGCCGGTCACCATGTGGACCGCATCGAGCAGCGTGCCCTCTGCGAGCACGGTGGCCGGTCGGGTGGACCACAACGCCATCACGGCGTCGGCCATGACGTCGAGGTCATACTCGTCCCAGTCGGTCCAGGTGTCGGCCAGTGCCTTGCGCACCTGCTCGCGTGTGGGTGGTTCCTCGGGCATCCCAGGCTGGTCACCCATCTGTCGCCTCCGGGTACTTCGGTTCGCCGGCCAGCAGGAGCATCACGGCGTTCGCGATGCGGTTGACCTGCGTGTAGCTGAACGGCTCGTTGGCGTCACGCAGCGCCGCGTTGACCTGGTGGCGCACCTGCTCGCGTGTGGGGCCGGGTGTTGGCGGCGGAGAACCAGCCGCAGCCCGCACGTGGGTGGAGTCGGTAGCGCAGGCGCCGCAGCAGCCCGCCATGCCCTTGCTGGCCACGAGGTGGGCGCAGACCTTCGGGTCGGTTCCGCACTCAGTACAGGGCGTACGCTGGTCGGGGTTACGAGGCTCTGCCCGGTCCCCCGGTCCCGGCCGGGGGACCACCGGTTGCGCCGCAGCCCGCAGACGCTCGGCCTGCGCCCTGAGCGCTTCGACCTCGGCCCGTTCCCTCGACAGCGCAGCCCGCAGACGCTCGACCTCGGCGAGCAGACCGGGCAGGGCGTCGCAGGCGGCCTTGACGGCGTCCCGGTGGCGTCGTGCTGGGCCGTAGCCAATCGAGCGCCACTGCTGTTCAGCGAGGACATCGGCATGCCGTCGCAGCTCGGTTAGGTCGTCATCGGTCCGCTCGATGGTTCGCAGCTCGGCCTCGGCCTGCTGCCCTCGGCGCATGATCGCCCGGAGCCGGTCGTACTCGCCGATGAGCCACTCGAAGTCCTCACGCAGCGGGCGGGTGGCGTCGTCGAGGGCTGCGTTCAGCCTCGCCCAACGTCCTCGCTCCGGTCGGTCGTCGTCGGTGGGCTCGTCGGGTGCACCCATCACGAACCGCCTTCGATGCGATCGAACACGATGTCGACCCGCCAGACGTGGCCGTCGTCGGATCGCAGCTCAAACCACCGGCCTCGGTGGCGTTCCCGGACCGGGGTCTGGTCGAAACGGCGGTACGTGGCCTCGCGGAGCAGGTCGGTCAGGGTCTCGGTCAACTTGTCCTCGCGGCCGATCAGACCAGGCTTGCGCTCGTCGGTTCCCTGTGGGTCGGGAACCGGACCGTCAGCGAGCCGGCGCAGGAAATCGGCCATGTCGCCCACGAGCGCCCACGGCGCAGGCGTGCCTTCGACCGACTCGACCCAGGCGTCGACCCGTTCGAGCAGCGCTGTGACGGTCATCCGCTCGCCCGCGTTCAACCGGTGCGGCGGCTCGGTGGCCGCGGCCAGAGCAGCACGCAGGGCGTCACGAGCATCGGTGTATGCCTGTCGAGCGGCGATCGTCCGGTCGAGGCAGGCGGTGCGCGAGTCGAAGTCGTAGTTCGTCTCGGAGGCTTCCTCATACTCCCGATCGAGCGCGTGCATCTCGTCTTCGGCATCGAGGTACGCCTGGGCGGCGGTGTGCAGGTCGGCGTCACCCATCGTCGTCCCCCTCGTCGAACTCGTCGCAGGGGCAGACGCCACAGCGCCACTCGCCTCGCCCATCCAGCGCATCACCGTGCTCATCGAGCATGTGGCCGCACACGCACGACGGGTTGCCGATGTGGAGCTGACCGCGCTTCGTCTGGCGCTCTCCGTCTGTGGGGTCGCTGGGCGCGGGCGGGCCGTGCCCGCTGTCATCGGTGGTGGTCATACCCCCGATGGTAGCGCACTACCGGCGGAGGCGTTCCCTCGCACGAGCCGTGCCCGCGGCACGCAACGCAGCCCGGGCCGGAGCAGCGACCGTGCGCTGCAGGTCGGCGACCTGTGCCGTCAACCGCTCGACGGCGGGCGCCATCTCGGCCACACCGCCGCTCATCGTTGACCTGTCGAGCGCACCGGCGGCGACGATCGCCAGCGGCCGGCCACGCCGGTCGAACCGTGCGACCGGGTAGCCCGGATGGTTGACCTGGTGCACAGCGATCAGCTCCGACCCTCCACCCGACCCGCGCCAGTCACCCGAGGGGACGCTGCCACGGATCGCCCGGAGCTGCGACGGCGACAGGCCCGGCCGGGCGGCGCCGCACGCCCACCCACCGAACCGGCCCTCGACGACCCGCACATCAGCCCACGCGGTGGCTGTGTCGTCGTAGTGCTCGCGGGCGGGGACGATCCCGAGGGTCTCATCTGCGTGGCCGCCGCCGATCGTCAGCACCCCTGTGGCCACCCTGTCGCCCTCAGCGGTCACGGTGTAGCCGGTGTGGAACCAGGGCAGCCCCGGGCTGGAGCGGGGCGCACGGAGGCACTGACCGGCCTGTGACGACGTGTGGCAGGCACCCGACCAGACGTGCCCGTAGACCTGGCCGTCGTCGCCGACGTGCAGCGGGGTGTGCTGGTCCGGCTCGGGCATCTCGAACCAGGCGGCCGGCGGTTCCGTGTCCAGGGGCTGGTCGCTCAGCGCACGGGCGACGCTGCGGCCAGCAGCGGCGACCAGTGTGCGCTGCAGGTCGGCGACGACGATCGGGTCGACCGGGGTCTCTCCGCTCGTGACCGTGATCCGCTCACGGCCGGCCGGCGCCGAACTGGCGGCGACCGGCTCAGGCTCGACCGCGTCCGCGGTATCAAAACCGGCATCTTCTCCGGCCCCCGCGTCGTCTAGGCCCATCCGGGCCCGGTCGAACGCCGGCATGTCGACGATCGTCGCGCCACGGCCACGGGCCGACACGAGCCGTTCGAGGATCTCGTCGGCGGCGAACACCCACCAGATATCACCATCGTCGACGTCCGGGTCACCCGCCGCCGCGGTCACGGCGTTGGGACGGAGCTGCGAGCGCAACGGCGACGCGCCGAGCCGGAACGTGTAGGTGTCGAACCGGGCCAACGCCCGGCGGGCGGCGGCCATGCGCTCGTCGTCGATCGGTTCGCCGTGCTCGTCGAACAGCGTGTCGACGATCTCGACCACCACGTCGTCGAGGTCGAGGCTGACGCCCATCGGGACACCGGAGTCGATGAGCTGGATCGCGGCGGCGCCGCCGGGGATGGCGTCGTCGACCCATCCCGATGACAGGAGGTTCTCGCCCTCGATCCGCTGCGACGTGATCGCCCCAGCTGTCACGGCGCCGAGGTGCATCCCCCAGTCTTCCGACGCGAGGCGCAGCGGCTGGTCACCGGTCGGGAAGCGGAGGGCGTCGGGGGTGATCAGGCGGCCGTCGCCGGTCTGGACGCCGACCTGGGCGAACACCCGGTCTGTGAACGTGCGTCGTGCCATCGTTGGTCAACCCTCCGTGATCGGTGCGAGCACCGCGGTTGTGGAGCACGTACAGCCGACGTGATCTCCTGGGAACAGGTGCGAGAACGGCGGGAACGCCCCCGTGTTGAGCAGGGCGTCAGCGCCCCAGTCGGAGAACCTGGTGCCGGCGAGCGCCGAGTGCGCTGGCAGCGGGTTCGAGGGGATCCCGTGGTGCCATTCCCACGCGGAGACCGTGTACCCGGCGATCCGCAGGGCCCGGGTGGTGTTGGGGCCGGTGGCGATCCCGCCGACGGACTGGCCGGGGCCGATCTCGCTGGCGAGGCCGAACGGCTGGCCCCCCGGGTTCCCGATGCCGCCGGTGGTGGCGATGGCGTTGCGGACGATCCCGGCGGGGACACGGACCAGAGCGTCCGACTCGCCCTCGGGGGTCAGTGCCGACGGGTCGAGGGTCCGCGCGACGGCCAGGCCAACCAGCGCGGAGAGCAGCGTCGACCAGCCAGCTGTCGATCGTGCCTCCTGCGCGGCGGTGACCTCAGTCGTGATCCGGTCGGCCGTCGCCTCGTCGGCGTCGGGGGTCGCCCTCACGACCGCGTCGGCTGTCGCTGCGAACGCGGCGGGGACCCACACCGCCCACCGGTCACCGAGCCCACCGAACTGATCAGCGGCGAGGGGTTCGATGTCGGGGACAGGGAGCCCAGCGGCGAGCAACGCCGCGGCGACCTGATCGGCGGGGACACCCTTCACAGCCTGGGCGGCGGCGGGGTTGCCCTGCGCCTGGGTGCGCAACCGGTTCCCGATCACCCGTAGCGCCTCCGTGAGCGTGTCGCTGGCGGAGAGCAGCAGCCGGGACATCAGCTCCCGGTCGATCGACCCGAGCCGCTCACCCAACGCCGGGGCCATCGACTGGCGCTCAGCGAACCGGGCCGACCGGTCGACGGGCGGTGACAGCTGCCGGCCGACCAGGCCCGGCGCCGACCTCGACGTCCGGGCGCTGCGTAAGCGGGCCCGGGCCTGGGCCAGCGCGTCGTCGGACGCGCCGAGCACACCGGCGATACCGACCCGCGCCGCGGGCGCGGACTGCTCGGGCTCGTCGTCGGGGATCGGCTGATCACCACCGGCCGGCGCCGGCTCCGGTGCCGCAGCGGCGGCGGCTTCGGCCTGGGCCTCGGCGACCTCGCCCATCCCGGCGATCGCGTCGGGGAACAGGCCGGTCTCTTCCAGCATCGGAGCGGTGATGGTCGCGGCGCCGATCGAGCGGGTGAGGGCGAGGCGGAGCAGCATCTCGTCCTCGTCGGGGGCCTCGTCCTCCCCGAAGTTCAGGTGGTCACGCAGCGCAGCCCACGAGATCCCCCACCGGTCGAACGCGTCGAGGGCGTCCTTCGCCCGGTTGGGGCGGACGACCAGCGCAGCGGGGTTGATCGCCACCGTCAGCTTCCGGATGAACGGGATCGCAGCGGGGCCGAACAGGTCGAGCAGCCCCGGGCGCAGCAGCTCCGTGGTGAGCGCCGTCGCGAACACCAGGGCGTCCGGTTCGATGTGAGATTTATAGGTGGAATCTTCGATTTGCCATGCAGTCCAGTGATTTACGTCCGCAATTCCCGTGATTATTTCGACGGGAACGTCCAGGCCATGGGCTAGACGCTTGACAAGGAACGAGATTCTTTCGATTGCTTTCTCGTCTATTTTTCGCGAAAGGTCGATTGTGAAGATCGCATCCTTGGCTGGGACTGCGTTTTGTCCTCTCCCGAAGGCTGCGGGGCCTCGGATCATGTTGGGGGCTGCGGCGCTGACGGCGGCGTCGTCGGTGATCGCGGCGACGAGGCTGGTGATGAGGTTGGTTTCCCAGAGGGTGGGTTTGCCGTCGGTGTTGGGGGGGTCGCCCATCTCGTTGGCGACGTACAGGAGGGGTGCGCTGGTTCTGCTCTTGCCGACGGCGCGCATCTGCCGGGCGTAGATGAGGATCTCTTCGGCGGTGCCGAGCACGGCACGCATGTTGGCGTCGGCGAGGTCGGGCCAGCGGGGGTGGGGGCGCCAGACGCGGATGACGGCGGCTTGGTCGAGGTTCTCGGGGGTGCCGCCGGGGCGGGTGCGGATCGCTACGGCCTGGCCTGTGGTCCCGCGGACCATGTTCGACTCGGAGAACAGGCGCCACGTCTCGCCGGTGTCGGCCAGCTCAGCGGTCTGGCCGACTAGGTAGGACTCGCCGGACACGGTGGCGATGCCGCCCCACTGGCCGAGCAGCTCCGACTGCTGGTCCTGCGACCCGAGGCGATCCAGTTCGGCGGCCGCTGCGGTGGCGATCTCGGCGGGGATGTCGCCGGCTTCGGCTGCGTCCTCGACCGGGATCGGTGCCTGGCCGGGGTCGGTGACGAACCCGGCGTAGAGGAGCAGGCGGCGCATGAGGGCGCCACGGAAGTTGGCGGCGAACTTGACCTCTTCGATCTCGTCGGCGTATTCCCACGCCTCTTTCTGCCAGGCGTTGCTGCCGGCGGTGGCGCGGCGGCGGGCGACGTCGTCGGTCAGGTCAAGGCGCCGGGCGGCGAAGGCGTCGGTCCCCTGGGTGGCGGTTCGGCGGAAGTCTTCGACGACGGCCAGGCCGGAGGGGAGTTCACGCACGTGGCGCAGGTTACTCCCGTGCCTGTTCGTGGTCGCTGGTCACCGCTCGTACGCGGCAGCGCCGCCCGGGCCGCTGGGGAACGGCGGGGCGGCGCTGCTGTCGTGGTCGCACTGTTGATGTGACCAGTGCGGATGGTAGCGGGCTGTCAGCTGCGGGGGTTGGCGTACTGGGCCATGGCACCCGTCGCTGCGCGCATCCCCAGAGCGAGAGCAGGGACGAACCACCAGGCCCGGTCCCCGAAGCACCACGCCGACCACGCCACCGGCGCGGCGATCCAGCAACTGGCGCACCATGGGCAGCGCAACAGATACATGAGGGCCGCCCGCTTCGACATCGGAATCTCGTCGACGAGCTGCTGGCGGGCGTCGTGGACGTGGTCGAGCAGGTCGTCGAGCGACTCGGCCCACATCTCGCACGCGCACTCGTAGATCCCCGAGGCGCCCCTCGGGCCGGCGTAGCCGTGGCCGGAGATGCGGGTCAGGAGCCACTGGCGGGGTCGGTCGGTTACCTTGTCGCACACCACCAGCAGGGTCAGGCTGTAGGTCGCCAGCGTGGCGACCACCACAGTGAGCGCGGTCACGTCTTGCCTTTGTTCTGGGAGCGGTCACGCAGCGACTTGTTGATGTTGCCGATCTCACGGCGGGCGTTCCGGGCGGTCTTCGCGTCGGTCTTCGGGTCATCGGCCTTGGCCTGCAGGCCCTTGCGGCGAGCGACGAGATCGCCGCCCTTGGCGTCCTTGATGCGGTCAGCCATCAGCACACCGCCGAAGCGTCGACGAGCGCCCGGGCGAACTCGTGGTTACCGACCGTGCCGTCCACGGTGATCGTGCCGCCGTAGTGGAGGACATCCCCGCCGGGGACCGGGCCGACGAGCCAGTCGGTGCGGCCGGCGGAGCGGGCTTCCCAGTCGAACAACACCAGGTTCGGGTACGTCCGGTCTGCGATGAGCTGGCGCAGGAACTGGTTGTAGTGGCGGGTCGCCGCAGCGAACGGGGCGCCACGAAGGTCGCCGCTCGTGGTGTTGAGGGTGAGCGCCACGACCGTGTCGGCGTCAGCGAGTTCGTTCAGCGCGGCGAGGGCGTTCCACTCGGCCTGGGTCGCACCGACCCTCGACAGGTCGTTGGTACCCAGCTCCCAGATCACGCACTGCCCGGCGCTGACCAGCGACATAGCCGGCAGCCAGTCGACGGCCTCGGTGCCACCTGCGGCGTTGTAGGAGACGCTCACATCGGGTTGCTGCGCCCACAGTGCGAGCGCTGGTTGGCGGGCCATCGCGCCGAGCGAGTCACCGAACAAGACCACTCTCGTCGTGGCGGCCGGTGCCGGGTTCGAGAACGGGGCGAGGATCCGGGGCTGGGGAATGCACGCGGCGCCGGCCGCGAGGACGACAGCGACGAGCGCTGTGAGCCCGAGTAGGCGCTGCCGGTAGTGGGGTCTTCGGGGGATGGCCATGGGTGTCTCCTGGGTGTCGTCGGGTGTGGTGATCGGGATGTGCACCCTCGGTTGAGGATCTGCGGGGGTGTGCCAGACCCGGTGGGCTGTGGTCTGGCGATGCTTGTTGAGCTGCGCGGTCAGCCGCGCGGCGCGGCGTTCGGCCCGGACCCGTCGGGTGCGTTCGTCGGCGTACATCGACCATCCGGTGACCGCCCACGCGACGAGAGCGACGATGAGCAGGGTCACGGCGACCGCGGTCATGACGCACGCTCCAGGAACTTGGCCGGGCCGCGGGCTGCGCCTGCGTTGGCGTTGCGGTCCATCCGCTCGCACACGGCCCACACGGCGCCGAGCGGGTGAGCGAAGTCGGGGAGGCACGTCGAGCACCCGGCGCCGCGCACCACCGGCCCGCGCCTCATCATCAACGGCTCGCGCCCGCATTTGGTCACCTCGTGATCCGGGCGCCGCCAAACCCTGCTCGGGTAGGCGACGGTCTCGTGGATCAGGTCGTCCTCAGCGATCAGACAGAGCACCTGTCCACCCTTCGATCTCGTCGGCCCACACAGCGTGCGCCATCGTGTGTACCCGGTGGTCCTGCGCCGGGATATCCCACAGCGCGGCGGACCGGATGGAACGCCGCCGGCGCGACCGGGCCATGCTCGCCCGAGCGGTCGCCCACGCCTGGGGGATCTGCTGGCACAGGGCGTGGGTGGCCTCTTCGCTGGCGCCGAACACGACGTGGCGCTGGCCGTGCAGCATGTCGTTCTCGTCGGCCACCTCGTCGTAGTGGTCGGCCAGCATGTGCGCCGCCCACCCCACCGCCAGCGACATCGCCGCGATGACCGCCACCACCCGGACCTCGGCATCAGGGGAGATCGCGGCGGTGATCCCGGCCGCCCCGGCGGCGAGCCACAGCACCGAGTTCGTCACCGCCCAGGGGAGCCGGGTCAGCACGACATGCCCCGTTCGGTCAGGCGGCGCAACGCCGCGGCGCGGACGATCTTGTCGTTGGGGCTGAGCTGCCCGCTGCCGTGCCGGACGATCGCCCGGCGGATGTCACGGACCACGTTTTTCGGGTCGCGGTGCGCCCGGCGGACGTACACCACGATCCGTGCGTGGTCGATGTGGCGGCGCTGCCAGAACCACCGGCGCGGGCGGGGCTCGTCGGTCACCTCCATCCCCGGGGGCCACAGGCCGACGCGGCGGCCCATCGCCGTGATCTGCTCGACAACGTCGACGAACTCGGGGTGTGTCATCTCCTGGATCGCTGCCATCTTCGCCTCCTGGTCGTGGACGGCTTCGCTGGAGATCAACGGAGAGGCCCCTGTGTGGCCGTGTGCGGGCCTGGGGGTGGTCTCGGCGTGTTGGTGGACCCGGCAGTACCCGGAACGGCTCACAGGGGCACCTACAGAGCCGGGGCCCACGCGTGCGCGGCGCAGACCGAGCCCGGGCCGCCGTCGGGTGGTGTGTCGAGCGTCGGAATCATCCGGCACGCCGGGCACGACCCGTAGCCGTGGTTCTCGCTGAGCGGCGGCATCCCGGTGCCGGGGCAGACCGCGACGTGGGTGCCGACAGGCAGGTGGAAGGCGGCCATGGCCGCCCAGGCGTCGGCGTAGGAGTCGCCGTCGCGGATGACCAGCCCGAGCGCATGCGCCTCGTGGGGGTGGTCCTCCACCCAACCGTTGTGGCCGGCGCACAAGGTCACGAGGTTGTCGAGCGTCCAGTCCCAGCCATGCCACGCCTTGCGCAGATGATGCGGGGTCAGCGGCCCGCTGCACCACCCGGCGGGCCCCTGGTGGCCACGGAGCACGCACCCGCCGTCACGCGCCAGGACAGCGTCGACGACCGGCTGGACGCTGGCCCGCAGCCGGGCGCGCTTGTCGCTCGTCGACCGGAGACGGGTCTTGCGGCGGATCGGCGTGCGCTTCACGGCTCGGCCCACACAGTCGGGCACGGCGGCAACGGCTCGCTGGGCGGCCTCTCTGGCCACGTCAGCAGCATCGCCACGGCAAAGGCCAGAGCGACGAGCGGATACCAGATCGTCCACGGCGGGACCTTCACGGCCGCCACCGCCAGATTCGCTGGCCGCCCATCGCCGGCACCGGCTCGCACGAGCCGTGGCCCTCGCACGTCGGGCAGTCCTCGCACGAGCAGTCAGGGTCGTAGCAGGCGCCGCCGCCGTCGAGGTCGCGTACCCGGTCGCCCCAGCATGCGGGGCATCGGTCGGTCGTCGGGGCGATGTCCTCCAGGCGCCACGCCCACCGGCCCGGCTCCCAGTCACCGAACTCGCGCTGGTCCGAGATGTCCACGCTCAGTTCGCCGTCGGCGATGCCCGGCCGGTAGAACGCGAGCTGCTCGGGGCCGACGACCACGAAGCCATCGGGCCGGAGCGTCTCGGTCAACGTCTCGGTGCTAATCGGCCCCGGGCCGACCATGCGGACGCAGTCGACCACGTTGACCGTGGCCACGATCGCCCCACGCGGGAGCCGCTCGCGCACGCTGGTCGGCATCGGACGCCGGTCGAACCCGAGCGCCGGCCACAGTGCGTCGTGGATCGCCGGGAGCGCCACCAGCGCGGCTTCCTCCGGGCGCTCGACCTTCGCCGCGTGGATGCGGAGCGGGCCGCGGTAGCTGGTCCTCCAGCCGCGGGTCTCCCACCGCTTGGCGCCGCACGCCACCAGCGACGCCCACGGCTGCCACAGGGTGATCGCCGGGAACCCCTCGGTCTCACCCACGGTCGAGCACCTCGTTCGCGTGCTTCCACACGGTCGAGCCGTCGTCGAGCTGGACCTCGTAGCCCACCCTGCCGACGTGAACGACGACCGCGGGCACATCCGCTCGCTCGTGGTGGATCGTGACCTCGTCGCCGATGGCCCGGGGGTAGCGCTCAGTCGCGGCGGTCATCAGAACCCGCCGAACGGGTTGCCGCCGGGGCCCTCGGCCGCCGTGCGGTAGGCGTCGGAGCGCTCGACCGGGCGGGCCAGTTCGGCGACGCGGTCGGTGGCGACCCACCGCGAGTCACGGGTGACGACGTCGCCGTAAACGCCCGGGGGCAGCAGGCGGGCGAGGCCCTCGCGCTCCAGGCGGCGGGCGGCGAGCGCCTGGTGCTTGCACACCGTCCGGCCACCGGTCGACGCGGCGTGCAGGTGCCCGTCACGGATCTCGCCGTCGGGGACGCAGTCGAAGATCAGGGGGAGGCCGGGGCCGTCGGCGTGGACCCGGACCTTCCAGGACTTGCCGGTGTGGCCGAGCAGGTCCGACTTGACCCGGACGAACGAGCCCTTGTCGTCGTGGTCGAGGATGGCGTGGTGGCCTTCCTCGACGGCGCGTGCCTCAGCGGCGACGGTGCGATCGGTGGTGGTCTCCATGCACACGACAGTAGCACGCTACCGTTTGGGTGCAAGCGCTAGGCCGTCGCCGACCGGCGAGCAGCCCCCGTACCGGGGGGGCGCCACCGCTTCATCGGGTGCCCGCAGCACCAGGAGCCCCGGTCATAGCGGATCTCCACGACGCCCTCGTGTGCCGGATCAGCGACCGTCCAGCGGTCCGAGCGTCCCGGCACCGGGACTAGCTCCGCCTCGGCGACGACCAGAGCGAACGGCCGGTCGGTGGCAGCCGACCACGCCCACACGATCACGACCGTCGGCGCCCCGTCGGTGACGTCACCCTCAACGGTCAGGCCCGGGCCGGCCACCAAGTGGCAGGGCTTGCGTTCGCTGCCGTCCGGCATCGTGACCCGCACAGGCGCCCGATGTTCGTGCTGCATAGGGCCGAACGTAGCCCTATGCAGCACTTCACCGGGCCTGCCTAGCCACACCCGGCCACATCGCGCCACGCCTGACCTGGACGGGCCGAGCCCCGCCATGCCTGCCTCGCCATGCCCAACCGGGCCAAGCCTGGCCTTGCCGCCGCCGCGCCCAACCGTGCCTTGCCAAGCCTGCCGCGCCGCGCCTAGCCGTAACGCGCCCAACCTCAACGAGCCTGAACCTGCCGAGCCTGCCTCGCCGAACCACGCCTGGCCCAGACTTGCCTGGCATCGCCAAACCTGGCCTGCCGAGACGGGCCTTGCCTTGCCCGGCCAGAACCTGACCGGCCTCACCACGCCTGCCATGCCATGACTTGCCCAACCCAGCCCGACCCGGCCAGACCGTGCCCTGCCGTGCCTCACCACGCCTGCCGCGCCCAGCCCAACCTAGCCCCGCCTCACCGCGCCCGGCCTGGCCTAGCCACGCCTGCCTTGCCGTGCCGTGCGTTGCCGAGACTTGCCCCGCCTAGGCGGAGAGCTGCTCGACGTCGTTCTTGACCATGGCCATGAACTCGCCGAGATCCTTGTACCGGCGTAGGAGCGTCTTCCACTCTCGCTCTGCGTCGCGGAGCAGCATCGCCCGCTTGAGCGGGTCCTCTGCGATGGCCTCGGCCGGCTCGTACACGCTCTCGTCGTCGGTACCACGCACAGCGTGGAACGCCCGGATCGACTTCCCCGGGTCGGTGTCGGTCGCCTCCTTGTAGACGATCCTCACCGACCGGATCAGCTCGCGGGCCTGGTGCTTCCGCCACTTCTCGGAAGCGACCTCGTCGTCCCACTCGAACCGGTCGTGCAGCGGGTGATCGGCGGCGCGTGCCGCGTCGAGGACGATGGCAGGGGTGAGCTTGCCGTGCTCGGTGTAGATCGCTTGGAGCTGGTCGCGCAGGCTCATCGGTACACCTCGGGCATCACGTCGATCTCGCGGGTGATGTCGATGCGGTAGGACCCGAACTCGCCACCCTTCTCCGGGCGCCACTCACCGACGCCGACACCCATCCCGCCAGCGTCGATCAACGACAGGACGCTGTCACGGGTCAGCGACGATCGGACGTACGTCACCGTGAGCACGGTCGCCCACTCGTGGTAGATCGGCCGGTACCGCAGATCGGTGCCGCCCTGCCCTACCCGGACGACGTCCTCGCGCATCTCGGCCTCGCCTTCGATCCGGGCCAGGGCCTGCCCGTCGACGCCGATCTTGCCCCGGAAGAACAGGAACTGCTTGAGCGCGGTCATCGTGACCTGCTTGCCGTAGAACCGGGCACCGCCGACCGTGGCCAGCTTGAACGCCACGACCGGCACGCCCGTGCCGCCGTCCTCGAACCGGTAGAACGCGCCCTCATAGTCCTCCTGGGGGTTCTTCGGTTGCTTCGGCGTCTTCCGGCCCTGCATGTTGTCGAGCATCTGGCGCTTGGCCTTCTCGCTGAACCGGTGCACGATCAGCGGCGTGGTGCCGATGATCGGCACCTGCACGGTCTCTGCGTCGATGCGTTGGATCTCTACGGGGGCGTCAGCCATGGTGGTCTCCTTGTGGTGGTCGGTAGACGGTAGCACCCTACCATCACGATCGGTCAGGCCGCACGCGCCCCCGGCGTCCGCTTCGCCACCGCGGCTCCCGTAGGCAGAGACGGGACGACCTGCTCCGGGGTGACACCACGCGACGGCGGCGCGGTGATCTCGGGCAACAAGAACGAGCACGCCCACACGAGAGCATCCATCCTGTCGGGTGACGTCTTGTCGGTCGGCACCCACGTGCTCATCTGCTCTTCCAGTTCGGAGAAGTGCCCGATGTGGTGGGCGCGGCCCTGGTCGTAGACCATCGCGACCGGCTCGGCCCGGACGATCTTGCCTTTCGACGCGCGGACCTCGACGACGTTGACCATCGGGTCGACCTGGTGGATCGAGTCCACACCCATCGCCGCCCCGAAGTTGGTCTCTAACACGACGGCGTCGGCGCCGAACTCGTGGAACAGGGAGACGACCTTCGGGACCCACTCGGCCGGCCTCACCCGGCACGATGCGTCGCGGCGGATGTACACGTGGTGCATCGGCACGATCAGCCCCGACGCCAACAGCGTGGGGATGGACTCGGCCGACAGGGACACAACGACGATCCCGCACTCGTCGCCGCCGTCCGAGCCCGACGGGTCCACGCCGATGACGGTGCGCCTGAACTCGGGGATCAGATCGATGTCGCGTATCGGGTTGAGGCGGTGCTGCTGGATCAGGTCGGGTGTCCACAGGGCGCCCTCGACGAAGTCCAAGACGATGCCGTGGATCTCCTGCAGAGCGACCCTGGTGCCCTCGTACTTGGCCAGCACGGCGGCGACGTACTCGGGTGCGAGGTTCGATGCGTTGTCCAGCAGCGACCCGCGGATGACGTGGATCTTGCCGCCGAGCTTCCCGGTGGTGATGTCCCGGATCTGGGGGATGGGCTTCGGTGTGGTGGTCACGATCCCGAGGGGCTGCATGCCCGGTGGGCACTCGGCGCGCAACGCGAAGTCGCAGTTCGTCCACGCCGTGTTGCCGACGCTGTCGATCTTGTGATCCCAGGAGGCCAGCTCATCTGCGGCCAGGGTGTGGAGGTTGCGGCCTCGCACCTTCTCCGGTTTGACCGCGGTGTGCACTTCGACTTCGGTGACATGCCGGTAGCCGGCCCTCGGGATGATCAGGCGGCCGTGCAATGCCGACCCGGCGTGCTCCAGCTCGTAGCCCCGCGCCTCGCAGACCTTCTCGATCCCCGATTCGCCGTGGATCTGGATAGACGACACGGCGTCATGGGTTTGGCCGATCAGGCCCATGAGGTGCGGCCAGCGGGCGTCGGCGAAGGCCTCGCACCGATCGACGAGCGCCTCGGACGCGCACCTGTTCTTCCCGAACCCGCGGCCCGTGATCCACGCCAGCCACCGCGCCGGCTCCGGAGGGGCGATCTGCTCGGGCCGCGCCAGGAACCCATGCCAGTCCACCAGGAGCCGGGTGATCTCCCCTGGGGACAGCGACTCTATGAACGCCGCCTGCTCGTCAGCGGGTGCTTCTGCGAGCAGCTCGGCCGGACTCTTCACCAGGCGAATGGTAGGGGGCTACCCGTACGCGACACCGCCCCCGAGGCGGGCGCTACGGAGGCGGCGTCTGCAGGGCGGATCTGCTCGGCAGCGACGGTATCAGGCCGCCGTGGCGTACTCGGCGAGGTACACCCCGAGCGCGGTGCGGGCCAAGTCGTAGCGGACGACCCCACCGACCGGGCCGATCGGGAAGTCGTCGACCCGCAGGGTCCGCTGGTAGCTGACCACCCCGGCGGGGCTGAGCACAGCGAACCCGGTCATCGGGGGCCGAGGGCCTCCCATCGCCGCTGCGACAGCATGGGGCCACGACCCGAACCGGCCGCCCGGGTGGGCTTCGGCCAGCCTTGCTGCGACGTCGAGGCGGCGCAGCGTGTCGACCGTGAACCGGCGGCGGCTGCCCGACCCGGCGGCCATACCCGGCAGCTTGCCCAGGTGGTCGACGGTCCGGATGGCGTGATCGAGCTGCCGGTAGGAGATGTCGAGCAGGACGGCGACGGTGCGGGAGTCGAGTCCTGCGACGACGTCGTCGGTCATCGTCAACATGGGGTAGCACACTACCATCGCGGCCTTTCCGAGAGAACCCCTGCGACCAGCACATACCCGCAGGGGCACCACCTAACGACCGTCGCCCTGGTCTCTCCGTAGCCGCCGTGCCGCAGTATCGCGGCCTGTTCGGTCGTCTCGGTCTTGACGGGCCCGTCGCAGTCGGGACAGCACCCGGCGGGCCTCGTCGTCGGCAGCCGGTCGGGTAGCGGGACGCCATCGGCCACGGTGGATGATCCTCATGTCTCGGTCGACTCCACATCGATCGGCGCCGCCGGCAACGCCCCGGCAAGGTCTTCGCTGCGCTGGTGCAGCTTCCCCAGGAACGTGCGGAGCTGCTCGGCCGGGTCCGGACCGCCGGCCCCGCCGACGATCGTGGTCTGGTTGATCTCGACCAGCGGCGTCCCGAACGCCAGGCGCAGCAGCCGGTCAGCCGCACGCACCCGCGCCCCCGACGTCGCCCGGGGGTTGTCCCGGATCGCGGCGAGCACCTCGACCGAGCGCATCGCCTCGTCGCCGATCTTTGACGTCACCGCGCGCAGCAGGTCCGTGCGCTCGTCCTCCACCCGGGCACGGAACGCAGGGTCTGCCAGGCGCCGGTCGATCGTCGTCTTGTGGCACCCGACCAGCTCGGCCGTCTTCACGAGGGTGTTCCCGGCGAGCAGGTAGAAGATGATCAGAGCGTCGAGCGACTCGCTGCGCGGCTGCCGCTCGGCGATCTCGGTGGTCTCGGTCGGCGGGGGGCCCGGTGGTCGTGGCCGCCGCTTCCGGTTCGGTTGGTAGGCCATCGGTAGCAGGCTACTGGCCGGACGCGAACCGCCCCCGGCAGCCGAGCGGAGGGGGAGGTGCTCGGTACCGGGGGCGGCGCTTCCGCTGGCCACCGGAAGACCACCACGTCAGACGGTGGCCAGCGGGGAGCGGGGGTGGGCTGCTGACCTCCCCGGCGGGGAAGAGGTCAGCAGCCCACGATTGGTGCCTACGTTGCCGCCTGCGGGGCAGCGGCCATGTCCCGCAGCAGACGCACCCCGGAGACGTCCAGCGCCTCCTGAGCCCGTGTGACGCTCACGTAGAGCAGGCGCATCTCTTCGTCGGAGACGTCGCGCTCGTCGGGGTCGGGGAAGTCGTCGGCCAGCGCCACGCTTGCCCACTCCCTGCCCTTTGCTTTGTGACTGGTCGAGATGATCTCGTCGGCCCGGTCCTCGGGCACCTGGTTGTCGAGCGCCTCCAGCAGCACCTCTGGTGTGTGCTCCGAGACCAGGTCGACCAGCAACGCCAGCTCGCTGCCCTGCGGGTCGGCGTCGACGTAGTCCTCGACCTGAGCGATCGAGTCGAAGCACGACAGCTCCGGGTGCGGGGTCCAGCCCTTGTCACGCAGCTCGACCCACGCCCGAGCGAACGACGCCAGCTCCTTGCCCCCACCCACCAGATGCGGGCGGCGGCCAGCCGCGAGCGTGTCGAGGAACTGGCGCATTGCCCTGGCGTTGGTGCGGCACAGGAACGCGTCCGGGTCGGCGACCTCGCCGATCACCGAGTCGATCCGGTCGAACCCGACGATCCGCAGATCGGCCGACGGGATCCGGGCCAGGCAGGCGTTGGCCATGTCTGCGATCGCGGGGCCGAACCGGAACGACTGGGTGAGGCACGTCCGCTCGACCCCGGGCTGGGCCTCCAGCTGGTTGAGCGCGTCGACCGCGCCGCGCCACGCGTAGATCGCCTGCTCGCTGTCACCGACGTAGACCCGCTGGGCCCGCCCGGCCTGCTGGGCGACGATCGACGCCATCACCGGCGACGCGTCCTGTGCCTCGTCGAACAGAACGAAGTCCGCGTTGATGACCGGCTCCGACAGCTCCCACAGCTTGAGGTACACGTCGTGGGAGTAGCGCAGCTGCCCGGCCGGGTCGATCAGGTCCGCCCACGCCTTGCCCAGCATCGGCTCGATCGCCATCGCGATCAGGTCGTTGTTCACGTAGGTGCGGCGCCCGGCGCCGTCGGGCATGTCGAGCCCTTCGATGTACGGGACGTGGCGGCGGGTCGGGGCCGGGTCCGACGAGTTGCAGAAGTTGGCCATGGACCGCATGACGTGACCGGCGAGCCAGCCCGGCGCCAGCCACTTGGCGGCCTGCCCGATCTGGATCTTGACCGGCTCCCGGATCCCGAGCAGCGCGGCGACCTTCGCCGACGGCATCCGCTTCGACTGCAGCTTGTGCGCCAGCGGCTTACCCACCGCGGTGAACGCCAGGCTGTGGGCGGTGCGGGCCGAGACGGTGCGGGGCATCTTGCGGCCGGCCTCTTCGACGATCGACCGGTTGAAAGCGATGTACTGGCCACGCTGGTGCGGGGCGGCCTCGGCCATCAGGGTCAGCGTTGACGTTTTTCCCGCTCCGGCTCCGGCGCGGACGACGAGGTCGGCGCCCGACAGGAAGAGGCCGACAGCGGCGTCCTGTTGGGGTGTGGGCTGGAAGGTGCTCATGGTGGTGGTCTCCTGGTGCTGACGTGGTGTGCCAGGACGGTAGCACACTACCGGCCGGGTGCACCAGGTTCGGCGCGGAGCACCCCGCCCCCCGGACGAGGGCGGGGTGCTGCTCATCGGGGCAACACGCCGGCCATCAAACGGCGTGCCAGTCCCCCTGGGCCCCGAGATCAGTCCGGGCGTGGCCGCCGTGCCCGAGCCGGCCCGGCCGCCGCTGGGGAAGCGACCGGGTCCGGCTTCGGCCTCGTGACCTCACGGCCGCGGCGATGGCCCTTCATCGCGAACCCGATGGCGTTCGCCGAGACACCGGCGGTCTCGGCGATCAAGTCCCGGGCCACCCGCTGGTCGGCCAGCTGGTGGAACAGTGCCGTCCGGTACGGGCGCAGCGGGCCCGGCGGCTTGCCCTGCACGGCGTTGCCGGCGTCGACCGCGTCGAAGATCACACGGAGCGCCCCGAGGTGCTCCAGCATCACGCTGTGATCGGCGTCATCGGGGACGCCGTCGACGAGCGCCTGCGCTGCGCCCTGGAGCGCCAGCCCGAGGCGGACACGCTCGGCCGGGGCGAGCGTCGGGGCGTCTCCGTTGCTGGTCACGACAGTTCGTCGTCGAGCGCCGACGCGTCGTCGGGGACGGTCACCCGCTCCATGCCGTCGTCGGCGGGGCGGCCCTTGCGTGAGCGGGCGCTGTCCTCCCACTCCGCGTCGCCGTCCACCTTGGACTCGTCCTGCGGGAGGCTGCCCTGCCCGGGCTGCGAGCCCTTCGCCGTGCCGGCCTGGGCGAGACGCTCGGTCATGTCGTTCAGTGCGGCGAGGCTGGCCTTGTGCAGCTCGTGGTCACGGGTGATCAACGTCGCCCGCGAGGTGACCAGCTTGTGCACACGGATCAGGCCCTCACCCTCCGTCGCCGACTTGAACGTCACCGCGCCGACCTCGCATTCGAGGACGACCTGCACGATCTGCTTGTGGTGCAGCTCGGTCGGTTCGATCTCCAGGGCGGCCGAGAGACCGTCGCCTGCCTTCGTGATGGCCACGGTCGTGTCGACCACGTCGCGGCCCTCGAACTGTGAGAGGGTCATGCCGGCCATGGTAGTCCGCTACCGGACCACCGGGCGGATGGCGATGCGGACGCCGGTCACGTCGTCGTAGTCCTTCGACACGCTCATGCCGATCACCAGCGAGTCGTCTTTCAACAGCACTCCGGTCAGCGCGTCGAACACCGCCCGGGCCAGCTTGTCGAGGTCCCCCGAGTTCTTCCCGATCGGGTAGGTGCGCCTCGTCCTCGGCGCCGACGCCGGGCGGCGGAGCCCGAAGATCAGCCGCAGCTGCACCGGGCCGGCCAGCGGCTCGAACTCCCAGTGCTGGTCACACCACTTCCGGGCCTCGGTGGCGATGTCCGACCGCCAGGCTGCCAGGCTTTTCTTAGCCTTGTCGCTGGACCCCTGCACCACGATCGGCTGTTTCCGTCCCTTCGGCAAGACCGCCCGGACGCTGCCCTGGGTCTGCGGGACACCCCGGACGTGCAGGTGGATCACGTCGGGCCCCTCGAACAGGCTCACGAGACCCGGGCGGCCAGCACCGCCCGCTCCAGCTCCGTGAGATCCCACGTCGCCTGAACCGTCCACAGGTCGCCGCGGAGGTGCCGCAGCAGCGCCGGATCAACCGGCGGGGTCGGGTCCCACCGCTCGACCTCCCACAGGACGTGGAAGCGGTGCAGCCGGTTCCGGCGCGGGCGGACGTCAGGCGGGACCGAAGGAACGACCGTGCTGGCCGACCACGGGCGATTCGTGTAACTGGCAGGTCCGGCCACCTCGACCTCGACCCTGTGGGCGCCGACCCGAGCCCTACCCCTGTCCCATTCGTTGTCACAGAACGTGACCCGAGTCCGCTCGGTGCCGAGGTTCCCTATCCGGACCCAGCATTCGGACGCGTCGGCCCGGATCACAGCGAGGCGGGGGAGCCCGTTGGGGAACCAGCCGCCCGCGGCGATCGTGTTGGGCAGGTGGATCACCGGCAGCCCGCGGGCGGCGGCACGGTACCCGGCCCGGATGGCGTCGTCCTCGGCCGTGCGCTCGTCGGCCAGCTGCGCCTCGTACGCCGCTAGGCGTTCGGTCGCTTCCTCGGGGCTGATCAGGGTGGACAGTTCCATGGTTCCTCCTGGTGGTGGTCAGAACAGGGCGGACTGCCCGGCCGAGACCGGCACAGCACGCCGCTTCGGTGGCTTCGCCGACGGCAACGGCGCTTCGTCGCCGGCTAGGTGCACCGATCGGGCCTCGGGTTCGTCGTCGCTGCCCCACACGTGCCACACGTCCCCGGTGAGCCGGGCCCACCGCTGATAGTCAGCCGGGTGCGGCGACCCGGGGCCGAGCGCCCGCGTGCGCAGCAGCTCAAGGTCCGGTTCGGGCCACTCGACGTCGAGCCACATCCCGACCCGTTCCATCGCCAACCCGACGTTCGTGTAGTCGAGATCGATCCCGATGCTGTCCCGGCCGAGCCCCGAGCACACCTGCAGGGTCGTCCCACTCCCCACGAATGGGTCGAGCACGAGCCCGGGGCGCCAGCGGTCCTCCCCGGGACAGCCGCAGTCCGACCAGCCGAGCGTCGGGGCCGACCGGACCATGCCGCCGTCCCGCTTGTTGGAGTGGGCGCCCTTCCCCTGCGCGACCCCGGAGTCCCACTCATCGGCGGCGCCGGCCGGGCGGCTGGCGCTGGTGGTGCCGTTACTCGACGGGACGTAGGTGGCCTCCCCGACGATGCGCCGTGAGGGCTGACCGCAGGTGGCACAGACCCGCCGTGGGCACATCTCTTCGATGAGCAACCGCACCAGCTCTGGCGGCCAGACGGCGTAGTGAGCGCCCTTGTAGCCCTTCGGGGACACGTCGAGGGCGTCGACCGTCGAGAGGATCCCGGCGCGTTCGAGGGCGCGGCGCAGGTGCACACCACGGGCCCCCGCGGTGACCGGCTCGTAGGGACCGATCTCGCCGCCCTGATTCGTGTGCAGGCGCTTGGCCCCACCGTCGCCACGTGGCCCGTGGCTGACGGTCTTGCTGGCCATGTCGTCGAGGCAGGCGTCGAGGACGCCGTCGACGTGGTGCCACCAGTCCCGCGGCGGCGCACCCGCAGCGTTCGTGGTGCGCTCGTTGAAGTGGGCCCCTTCCCTGCCCTTGCCGTCCCCGCGATCGTCGGCAGCGTTCTTGGCCCCGTTGGTCGGCTGGTACCGGTCGTTCGCCGATGCGGTGCGGACGGCGTCGAGGTCGAAGTACCGCTGCGCGTCCCGCGTCGCCACCGTGATGTAGCTGGTCGCCGGCCGCTCCTTGTCCCCCAACGCCCCCACCGGCGGGTTGCTGCGGATCCACGGCTTGAAGTTCCGGACCCGCCACCGACCCGCAGGGGAGTCCGGGCCCCGCCGGTCCAACACGTTGTAGCCGTAGGCGAGCGACAGCATGAACGCCTCAGGGATCCCCGCCAGCGACTTGTCGAGCGGCCAGCCGTTGCCTTGCTTGTCCTCACCTCGTCGGCCGCCACGGAACACCTTGCCGTTGCCATCGGCCCGGGTACGGGCGGCCGACCCGTCGAAGGCGTTCTGTCCGGCCCGCAGCCCGTCGGGGTCGTAGTCCCCGCCTGCGCCGCCCGACCCGGCGTAGGTGTCGCCCAGCTCGAACGCGATGCTCCCCCACGGTTCGAGCACGTGGGCCAGTTCGGCGACGAGCGCCAGCATCACGTCGATGAACGCCGCCGTGGTCGCCTCGCTGCCGATCTCGCTGCCCTTGAGCGGGTGCCCGTCCGGCAGGTACGACCGCAACGCGAGGAAGGGCGGCGAGCACAGGACCAGAGCGACCCGGATGCGACGGCGGCGTAGCTCGGCGACCTTCGCGAAGACGTCGCCGACGATGTAGAGCGCGGTCACGACGTGGACGGTAGCACGCTACCGCTGGCGTGGTGGGCGGACCGACCACACCACCCGAGCCAGCCGGTCCGGAGCGAACGCCGCGGACAGGCCCTCGACTGCCCTGCGCACGTCCGCCCCGGACCAGATCGGCACCGACGCCTCGCCCAGGCCGGGGACCTCGGCCACCAGCAGCGGGCGGGGGTCGTCAGCGGGTCTCACGTCATGCACCACCCGGAGTCGCAGCCGTCCATTCCGTCGAGAACGAGCTGATCATCGACCGCCTGGTCGAGCGGGAGCGTCGGCGAGGCAAGACCAGCTGGACCGGTCCGGAGCCTGGTGTGCCGTTCGCTCATGACCCGGTCGAGTTCGACCGCCCGGCCCCACAGCCCCGGCTCGTTCCTGCGACGGGACCGCCACTGCTCAGGCCCCTGGAAGGGGCAGAACCAACACGACGACTTCGCAGGCACCGGCAGCCCTGCCTCAGCGATAACCCGCCGGCAGTCGGTCCGGGACAGCCCGAGGTCGAGCAGCGGGTTAACCCGTGTCGTCCATGGGTGTTGCCGGTCGACGCCGACGCGGGCGCGCTGGTACTCGTCCGTGGAGATCCCCATGGCGATGACCGCCGGGTCGTCGGGCTGGGCGCCTCGGTCGCGTAGCTCACGGGCGACGACGTCGATCTTGTAGCGGCCTGTGCACTTCCGGGGCCCGAAGCCGCCTGTGTCCCGTAGCGGGATGGTGAGGCTGTTCTCCTGGCGCAGCAGGTCGTCGTACAGGTCCCGGGTCCGGCCGGTCCGGTCGACCCATCGCAGCTCGACCAACTCGATCCCGTGGGCGAGGGCGTACGGGACGGCGTGCTCGGTGATGTAAGCGAGGGTCGCTGGGTTCTCGGCGTTGTCGCCGACGTTGGCGAACAGGAACAGCGGGAAGTCGATGCGGCCCTGTACGGCCAACACGAGCAGAGCGGTGGACTGCACCCCGCCGCCGTACGAGCAGGCCCGGACCGGCGGCGCTGGGCCTTCTCCCGCGGTGCTAGCGGGTGACGCCACGACGCGGCCCCAGCTCGCCGCTCGCCCACGCCTCGGTCGCCTCCGGGCGGCACTCGGCGCACGGCTTGACGCTGAACGTCGCCGGGTTGTCGTCGACGGTGACCATGCCGGTGTCGTTGCAGTGCCGGCAGCGGACCAACGGAACCGGCTGCGGCGCCGGCACCAGGCGGCGGGCGGCGAGCAGCTCGGCGACCCGGGCCTGGAACTGCTCGGCAATCTCGCCGGACCGGGAACACACCGGGCAGTTCGCTGCGCCGCGGTGGTGGTTGTGGCCGCGGGTGTCGTCCCCGGCGGGCATGGCCTCGCTGAGAGCGGTGCGCAGGACGTCGACCATCTCTCGGCCGTGCCGGTCGTCCATCGTCGGCGCCCCACGCCCGGCCCGTTCCAGCGCGAGCTGATCCCGTGCCTGCGCGGCGGCGATCTTCGACCGGGCGGCGCCCTGGTAGGCGATCAGCAGCTGGTGGAGGCTGGGCATCCGGTCCAGCTCGTCGACGCACGCCTCGGCGACCGCCAACAGCAGGTCCACGTCGGTGAACGGCGGCGAGGTCATGCGGTCCAGGTAGGTGCGGGCCGTGTCCTCGGTGATCACCGGGCTCGGGAACGCCCCGGTCAGGAGCCGCAGGACAGCTGCGGCGGACTCGCGGGAGATCGTCACGAGCCGACCCCGAGGGCAAGCTGCCCGGTCTGCGGGGCGAGCGCGGCGGTGATCGGGTCGTGCGGGCGTAGGGCTGCGTCGATGGCGGCTGCGCTGCGCCCCCGGCGGGCGCTGTTCTGTGCCCTCGCGGCGACGGCCATCTGGTCCCAGTGATCCCGCAGGGCGTGCGCTGAGCGGACCTGCGCTGCCCAACAGAACGACCCGCGGCCCTCGGGTTCGGCCATGTGGTCGAACACCCAGTCGATCGTGTTGCGGACCTTCGCCGGTGCCATCGGCTCCGGTGCGTTGCGGTGGAGCGGGCCCCGTTCGACGAGCAGGCGCATCTGCTCTCGCCAGCGTGGGGTGACGGGCGGGCGGGCGCCGTGCTGGAAATCGGCGATGCGTTCAGCGAGGTGGTCGCAGAGAGCATCTACTACCGGGGTGGTAGCGTTTGTGGTCACGGGAGCCGGAACCTCCTGGTCTCTGAGTCGCCCACCCTTGCCGGGGTGGGCGCTCATCGTTTTCGGACGATGTGGGCGGCATGGTAGCCGTGCCACCTGTGGGCCGCGCCCGCTACTGTCCCGCCCGTGGAGACGCAGCCGTGACGCGAAAGGGGCCGCCACCGAAGTGACGACCCTCTGCGCTCGTTCTTGGCCGAACGACGCCGATGGTAGCAGCCCGTGAAACGCGGACGACAGCGACAAGCCACCGTGTATGCCGTGGGGGTGCCGCAAATGCCATGGCGTGGCGCTCAGGGGAGCAGCTCACCGACCGAGCCCGACACCGTCGGCCGGGAACACCGGGAGCCCCGAGCGTTCCGGACGTCCAACACGGACGCCGGCCAGGCCGGAGAACCGAGCCGAAATCTCGGAGGGCACTAGGCGAGCCGAGAGGCCGCCATGGGGAGAGTCACGGTGGGTCAGCGACGAACACGATTCGCCGCGACACGTGCTCAGGATCTCATCCAGAGAGCACAGCCCTTAGCCAAGCCGCACCGCCCGGGGTGCCAGGCTAAGGGCGCGGCCCGCGCACGAATTCAGTTACGTGACCAGCGCGCGATGGTCCCCTGTAGACGTGACACGGCAACGGTAGGGTGCTACCGTCCGCCGCATGACCACCACAACCAAACGGAACCTGATCGGGTTCGCCGTCGGCCTCGCGATCGCCGCCGTGATCATCGTCACCAACCAGCCCGGCACCATCCCCGCCACCTCGCCCATCGACACCGCCGTCGAAACCTGCGACGTCGCCGGCAACCCCCACGTCGCTGTCCTCGACGACGGGCACACGCTCACGGTCCACGGCGACGGCGACACCGACCCGGGCCTGCAGTACGAGGACGTCGCGTGCGTGCTCGCAGAGACCGGCGTGACCGGCGCTGTCATCGCCCGCATGGACCGCACGAGGGCGCTCGACGGGACCCAGGACGCGACGTGGGGCGACTACGCGGCCTCCTGGACCTACCACCCCGACGCCGGTCTGAACGTCCTGATCACCTGGGGCGACGCGTGAGCGACGTCAGCGACACGCTCGCGGCTGAGCCGCCGTTCGACTTCCGGATCGTCCGCGCCTTCGCCGCCATCGACCGCCGCCACACCGCGCTACGTGCCAGCGGCGCCCACTACGCCCACGGCCCCGCCGTCGACCCCGACCCCGACTACACCCCTCGCCACCGGAGGACCGATGCCCGCTGACCACCTGCCCCACATCGCCGGGCAGCCCCTGCCCGCCCCCCGTGACGTCCTGGCCGACGCCCGGGCTTACCTGTCCACTGCGCACGACACGCGCGCCGCTGCGCTGATCGACGGCCTCGCCGCCGAGGTGTCGGCGCTGCGGTGGCAGGCGGGCGTCGACCAGGTAGCGGTCGACCGGGCGCAGCACCACGCCGACATGGAACGGATCGACGCCGGGGACCTGGCCGGGACCGACACCGTCACGGTGTTCGCCGTGCTGCGCGACATCGCCGACGCCGAACCGCTCATCTACCAGGGCGATATCAGCGGCGTGACCTGCGTGTTGTGCGACGCGGTGGCGCCCGGCGCTGAACCGGTGCCGCACCTGATCTCGTGCCCGTGGGCGCGCGCCGTGCGGATCGTCGGGGTCAAGACCGGTGGCTGACCCGCTCATGCGCGAAGTGGATGCCCGCCGCCGCATCTCGCTCACAGGTATCGGCGACCCGGAGCACCGGTACTACCTGGCCTCCTGCGACGACAGTGGCGTGATCGTCCTGACCCCGGCCGTCATCTTGCCGGCGACCGAGGTCGAACAGATGCGACAGGAGCGAGACCTCCATGGCTGACGCGAAGCGGGTCGAGTGCCCGATCTGCACGAAGGATGTCGCTGTGACGAAGGCCGGGACGCTCCGAGCGCACCGCAACCACGGCGACTCGTGCCCCGCCTCCGGTCTCACCCCCGGCGACGCCACCCGTGCGGCCGAGGTGACCGTGGCCCCGTCCCCGGCTGACGTCGAGCCGGCGCCGGTCGAGCGGGGCGAACTGGTGCAGCGCACCGAACTGGTCCACGACCAGGCGATCGAGTCCGCGATCGAAGCCGCCGCCGAGGCCGCGCTGTCCATGCCCGGCGTCCCCGGCCGCGACGAGTTCCTGCAGCTCGCCGTGACCGCCCGCATGCTGTCGATGTCGGGGGCGGCGCCGAAGCTGATCCGGGGGAACCCGCACCTTGCGTTCCACGTCGCGCTGGTCGGCCGGGACCTCGGGATCTCCCCATCGGCGGCGTTGGAACTGATCGACGTGCTCGACATCCCAGGGCAGGGCCCGCGCCTGTCGCTGTCGCCGCAGCTCATGAACGGCCAGCTACGCCGGCTCGGCCTCGGGTCGGTGAAGCCCCTCAAGCGCACGATGACCGAGGCCATCGCCGGGGCTTACGACCCCGAGGGCGTGTTGATGGGCGAGTCCGAGTTCACCTGGGAAGACGCCGTGGTCGCCGGGCTCGCCGACAAGCGGTGCAAACCGAACGTGCACTGGGTGCCAAACAGCGGCAACGGGAAGTGCGATTGCCGTCAGGGGTACCGCGCTTGGCCGAAGCGGATGCTGTGGTGGAGAGCAGCAGGGTTCTGCGCGGATGACTATTTCCCGGAGGCCGGGCTGGGCTTGTACTCGCCGGAGGCGCTCGGGGCGATGGTCGATGAGCACGGCCGCCCGGTCGACCCCGCCACGGTGGCGCTCCCCGACGGGTACGACCCCGGCGGGAACGGCGCCACGAAGGGTCTCCCCCCGGCGGACGAGCGTGCCGACGGCGCCGAGCTGTGGGCGTTGCAGGCAAGGGCGTTCGCTCTCCCCGACGATCACAAGCGGGAGCTGCGCCAGCGCCGCGAGCAGACACCCGCGCTGCGCACCGACGCCGGGGTCATCCCGTTCTGGCAGCTCCCCGACCGTGGGCTGCGGATCGCCAAGTCGCTCGTCGCCGGGCTGGAGTCGAGGGCCGAGCGGGAGGTAGACGGCTGGGACCGGGCCGAGGCGCTCGACGCCGTCGGCCGGCACCTTGCCGGGCTGCTCGTCGGCGCGATGGCATCGAGGTTCGGCCACCCGGCCGAGGCGCCCACAGGCCCTCAGAGCGCCCAGGCGCCGACCCCGCCCCCACAGGACCCGGAACCCGCTGGGGACGCTCCTGCGGCCACACAGCCCCCTGAGACGGGCGAGCAGGCCGACACGGTCGACCCGGAGCTGCGTGCGAAGGTCGAAGCGGAGGTGACCGCGCTGTCGGTCGCCGACGTCGAGACCGAACTACGCGACGTCCACAAGGTCGACACGGCCGGGCTGAACCCGCCCATGATGCGGGCCCGGCTCGTGATGGCCGAACTCGACAAGCGGAAGCGCCTCGGTGTCTGACACCGAGCTGCTACCCGACCGGCAGGTCGAGGTGCTCCGCATCGTCCGGGCCGCGCCGGGCCCGATCTCCACCCGGCTCGTCGCGCTCCGCCTGCGGCTGGAAGTCCCGGTGGCGTCGCGGGTCCTGAACCGGCTCGCCGACTTCGGGATCATCGCCTACGACACCGACGCGCAGGGGTGGGTGCACTGTGGGTAGACGCCCGCTCGAACCGATCGAGTCGCCCTACGACCACGGCACCGCCTCCTGCTACCGGTACGGGTGCGGGTGCCGGCCGTGCCTCGACGCCCATTCCCAGGCGCTCCGCGACTACAAGGAACGGCGGGCCGACCAGCTGCAGCTGTTCCCCGACGACCCCACGAAACCGGGGCTGCTCGGCGAGCGGAAGCGCCTCCCGCAGATGCCCCCCGGGGTCGACCTCTCGGCGGTCGCTGCTGCGCTCGCTGATCCCGACCCGCACTGGGCGAACCGGGCCCGCTGCAAGGGCAACCAGCGGATCTCCGACGTGTTCCACGAGGTCGTCGTCGTCCAGATCCGCCACGACGGCACGAAGGCGTACAGCGCCCCCGGCGACTTCGTCCCGGAGGGCTACCAGCGATGGTGCGCCGGCTGCCCCGTGTGGGCCGAGTGCATCGCCGACGCGCTCCGGGTCGAACGGATCGGCCCCGGCCTGACCAGCTACCGCGCCGGGTTCTGGGGATCGACCCCAACCCAGCGAAAGAACATCGACGCCGCCCTGGCCACCCTGGAGGTCGCAGCATCGTGAACAGTCCCCTGACCGACGACCTGACCGACCCGATCGACGACGACGCCCTCGACACGTGGGTCGAACGCACCATGTTCGACGACAACACCGCACCCGAGATCGCGGCGAAGGTCGAACCGCAGGCCCACTCGCATCCGCTGCACGGCTGGCGGCCGGCCAGCCAGGATCAGGCCGAGTGGGCGATGGCCCGGCTCGTCGAGATCGAACGCGAGCTACGCAAGATCCGCGTCGACCACGACGAGTGGGCCGACCGCGTCGAGCAGTCCAGGCGCAGCGCTACCCGAGGCCTTGAGTACCGGTCCCGGTTCTTCACCGAAGCGCTCCGCGGGTATGGCATCACGTGGCGCGAAGAGGCCCCTGACCTGCGCGGGACGTTGCATCTCCCGTCGGGGGTCGTCGAGACGACCGTGCCGCGCAAGCCTGTCGTGCAGTTGGTCCCCGCCCGCCGCGGCGAGCTGGTCGCGTGGCTGCGGGAGCAGGACGCACAGCGGGTCACCGCGGCGAAGGCGCTCAAGGTCCCCGACCCGGAGCCGTTGATCTCGGGGGTCCGGAAGCTGGTCGAGGTCGTCGCCGATGACGGCGACTGGGTCGTCGTCGACCCCGCCACCCGCGAGGTCGTGCCCGGTGTGCAGGCCCTCCCGCCCGGCCCGACCACCGCCACACCGAAACCGCACCTGCCGTAGTGCCGATCCGACCGGAGAACCGCAGCCGGTACCCCGCCGACTGGTCGAAGATCAGCGAGCGCATCCGATTCGGGCGCGCCAGCGGGCGATGCGAGTGCGAGGGGGAGTGCGGCCGTGGTCACGTCGGGCGCTGCGACCGGCGCCACGGCGACCGGCTCGGCCTGGAGATCGACAGCCCCACCGTCGTGCTGACCACAGCGCATCTGAACCACACCCCCGAGGACTGCCGCCCCGAGAACCTCAAGGCCATGTGCCAGGGCTGCCACCTGCACTACGACCGGGAGCACCACACACAGACCGCCCGGGCCTCACGTGAGCGCCAGCGGACCGCCAGCATGGATCGCCTGTTCGAGCCCTGACGCGGCGAGTCCCCCGCCCGGGGGCTCCTGGGTGGGGGACTCGCTGGTTGATCAGCGCAAGCGACGTTACCGCACAGGTCGCTACCCGAGCAGGCTCGCCCAGGTCCGCCGCCCGGCGATCCCGTCGACCCGGAGCCCGTGCTTGGCCTGCCAGTCCCGGACCACGTGGTTCGTGCGCTCCCCGAAGATCCCGTCCACCTGGATGTGCCCGTACCCGCGGCGCACGAGCTGGCGCTGCCACGCCTTCACCGCGTCGCCACGGTCGCCCATCTCCACCTGCCCGGGGTACAGCGGCTGCGCGGGGGTGCGGGGCGGGACGTGCGGCACCTGCGGGGTCTTCGCCCCCAGGAACGCCCGCAGCCTCGCCTCGATCCGGGCGGCGTCGAACTTCGTGCCCATGAACTCGAAGTGCATCGGGTCGGGGACCGACCCCTGGTAGTCGCCGCCCCACCGGAACCCGTGGGCCTTCCACATGTTGACCACAGCCCTGGGGATGTTCGTGGTCAGCGGCCGCTTGCGAGGGTTGGTCGGGGCGTTGATGTCGACCGCCGTGCCCCACGAGTGGTTCGAGGCCGTCGATGTGCCGGCGATCGGCCTGCACGCGTAGCCCCACGTCCAGTCGGGGCGGACGTTGTAGCCGCGCAGCTCGGTGAGGTCGAGCAGGATCGCGACCAGCCCGGCGAGATCCTGGTGGATCGGGAGGCGGAGCCCGTCGGAGCGGACGAGGGTCACGATCCGGGAGCGGTCGCAGTTGGGCCAGCCGGGCCCGAACGAGCGGTCAGCCATCGTCGTCGGTCTCCTGCGGGTCCTCGTCGATGAGCACGCCGGCCATGCCGTCGGTGTCGTCGACCTCGTCGTGGTCGTAGTCGAGGTTCCCGTCTGGGACGTCGACACCGGTGGGCATCGCCGCCTCGTCCTCGTCGCCGAGGGGCTCGGTGAAACTCGAACGCTTCCACTGGTCCATCGGTGCTCCCTTTGATCGGAGTTGCGGTAGCACGCTACCCGAGGACGTTCTCTGGTTCAGTGTCACAGATCGCCACCGCGTCCGACCGCAACGCGCTGACACGCTCCAGTTCGTCGGCGAGCTGGGCGAGACGCTCCGTGTAGAGCTGCACAGCTGGGGTGTCGGCACGGCCCGCCGCAGCCAACGCCAGCGCGACGGTCACGAAGACGTCCGCCTGCACCCGGCCCACATCAGCGCCGAGCACGTACCGGCAATCGAGCTGCTGCTGCAACAGGTCGTTGTGGTCGCGCTGGTCATCCAGAGCGACAGCGAGCGCCGACCGGTCGTTGGCCGACGACCGCGCCGAAAGCGCCTGCGTCCCCGACGACACCAGCGCCGACACCGCGAGCCCGGCCATCGCCCACGCCAGCACCTGCCGGTAGCCGGTGGCCGAGAACCGCTGGCGCATGGTCACGTCCCGTTCCCGCCGGTGCGTTCAAGCTTGGTCAATCTGTCCTGCAGCAGCTCGTTCGCGTCTTCTAACGCGGCCCGGTCGCGGTGGCAGTCCCTCACGTCGACCCGCAGGCCCCGGACCTCTGCCGTCAGATCCCGCACGTCGGCACGGAGGCGGACGATGTCCTCGGCCCTGGCGTCGAGCGACAGCTTGAGCGTCTCGTGCACACCCTGGGCCCGTTCAGCGGACCGGGCCCGCATCCCGGCGTAGCCGGCACCCGCACCGGACGCGAGAGTCCCGCAGGCTGCGACCACCGCAGCCAGAGCGGTCGCGTCCACCACTACTCCTGATCGGCGTAAACCAGCTCAGTGACCCAGCCGCCTGGGCTGGTCGCCTCGCCGATGGCCGCCAGCACAGCGGCAAGAGTGGTCTCCACTTCGGCGCCCGACGCCACCGGCGTGACGACCGCGGAGCCGTCCTCGTTGTCGACACCGTGAGCGACAGTGACGACCTCGGTCTGTGCGCCGCCGTCCCAGGGTCGGGTCTGGGTGATCGTGAACGGGAGAGCCACGCCGCCACCCTACGCCGCGTCGGCGATGACCGAGGCGATCCAGTCAGCGACCGGTTCGACAGGGGTGTACAGGTTGCCGCCGTGGTCGCCGTGGCGTTGCAGCCCGATCGCGCCGACCTGCGGGGCGTAGGTCTGGGGGATCGTGGGGGCGATGAACTCGTCTTCGTCGGTCCAGTCGATCCGGCCCCGTTGCCCGAACGTCGCCAACGCCAGGCGGTTCGCTGCGACGTTGGGGTCGATCGTCGGGTAGGCGGCGACCAGCCCGGCCAGGTTCGTATACGCGGTCTCCATCGACGCGGCGAGGCCACCGGGGTTTGCGTCGTGGAACGCCTGGAAACTCACGATCGGGGCGCGTACCCAGTAGCCGACGCACGCGGTCGGGTTCGTCCACGCCTGTTGCAGGGCGAGGGTCGAGCCCATCGACTCCCCGGCGGCGAAGAACTTGTCGCCTCGTACCCCGGTGTTGGCAGCGAGCCACGTACGCAGCGTTGTGAACCGGGTCCGGGCGGTGGTGTTGGCCCACAGGTTGCCACCGAGGTCTGCGGCGACAACGGGGCAGCCGGTCCGCTCGGCGATCATGCCGAGTCGCTCCCAGTACGGGGCACCGGCGACGACCTGGCAGGGGAACGTGGTGAGGGAGAACCCGTGGCAGAAGATGATCGGGATCTTCCCGCCGGTGCCCTGACCGGAGGGGTAGATCTCGATCTGCATCTCGCTGGCCTGGTAGGCGCCGATGCGCCGCCACTGCCACGCCGCTGGTGTGGTCACCTGTCAGGCCCGGGTCGCCCAGAACTGCGTCGGCACAACGCTGGTAGCGATGATCGATGCGCTCGCGCTCCCGGAGATCTGAGCGCCGCCGAGGATGTAGTCGCCGCCGCTGTTCTCTGGGAGACGGACGCACGAGAACATCTTGCGTCCCACCTGGACGTCGGTAGCGACCACGCCGTACTCGTGCATCCCGTCGATAACACCGAACTGGTTCGGGACAGCAGCAGGGGCCATGCCCATCAGGATCGCCCCGGTATGCGCCGTGGTGGTGTAACCCACCAGCGCCTCGAACTGGATGTAGATCGGGACCGGCAGCGACGGGATGTTCAACCGAAGGATCTCGGTGAGGCTGATCCCGGTCGCTGTGATCGCCAGGTTGCTCGTGAGCTTCGCGTACGCGACCTCGCGAGGGAACGTGTACATGCCGGGCAGCCTACGGCACGACCCCGTGCACGTAGCTGGTCCCCGGGCCACCCGACCACACCACCACCCGGGCCCCGATCACCTGGTCCGACGCGTTCGTGATCGTCGCCGGGGCGAGCGTCCCCGGTGCGTCGTCGGGCTCGAACAGGGCGTCGGCGCCGTCGGCGCCGTTGACGTCGGAGATCACCCCCGAGATGTACCGGCCGACGTTGCGGCGGCCCATCGCTGTCTCGATCGACTCGGTGACGATCGCCCGGATCACGTCGAGCTGCGCCGGGGTGAACGGCTCGGCCATCAGTACACCAGCCTGACGAGGTGGTTGTGCCGGCCGCCCGAGCGCAGGACCATCGACGACTTCGTTTCCATCCCGGTCTCACCGAACACGACCACCGGATCCCACGTGTCGTGGCGCGGATCGAACGGCGAGTCGAACGACCACCACCGGTAGGTCGTGTTCATCGTGACCGCCAAAGCCTTCGCCGCGGCGTCCGCCCTCGCCTGGGTCTTGAGCCCCGACATCGGCTGGGGGTCGCACACCTCGTAGCCCCGGTTCTCCACCGAGTGCGGCGCGCTCGCGGGGATCCGGTACTCGCCGATCAGGCTGGTCTGCCCCGACTGCTCGTAGACCCGGAACACGTTCGGGGCGTCGAGCTGATCGTTTGACCGGGCGATCGACCCGTCGATGACCCGGCCGCCGGCCTCGTACACGAGCGCCGGGTCGACGGTGTCCATGTTCGGCGTAGCGACCAGCTGCAGCACCCCGTCACGGTTGATCCACGGCGGCAGGAACCCGACCAGCTTCATCAGCTCGGCGAGGATCTGCCGGCGCGACGTCCCGATCGGATGGGTCACTCCGACACCCAGGTCAGCGTCGATCGCGTCGATGTTGACCTCGTCCTCTGTGAACACGTCCAACGCCAGACCCAGCGCGGCCAGGCCGATGTCGGCGCCCTTCCCGAACCCGATCGTCTGGGCGGTGCCCTGGTTCAGCGCGACCATCTTGTCGCTGAGGGTGCTCGCCCGTTCGCTGCCCCACGGCCGGACCGGTTCGGAGTCGGTTGCCCACAGGAACACCCCCAGCGAGAACTCGGCCCCGTTCTGGAGGATCCCTACGGGCCGGACCCGGTCGGAGAACGTGTCGACGTCAGTCCCCTCCGCCGCGGTCAGGTAGAAGCTGGACAGCACCCTAGGGACCGCCGCTGACGAGTCGTTGTTGATCGTCGGGGCCCGGTTCATGTCCGGGTGCACCTCGCCGATCACCGTGTTGGTCTGGTCGATCAGCTCGAACCGGAACTGGTCGGCCCGGCGGCGGACACCGTCGAGATCGAGCAGCTGCGCCGTCGTCGGTGCCCACACCATCAGGCCGACGATCCCGCGATCGGGACGCCGCTGACCGGAGTCACGGTGACCGGGACCCGGTAGCGGTGCCCGGGCATCTGGCGGCGGCCGGTCCCGAGCCGGACCTGCGCGTAGGTGACCACACCGTCGCGGTGGCGCACCGCGACGTAGGGGATCGTCGTCGCCCGTGTGATCCGCCGCAGCGGCCCGAACACCGCGCGCATGTTGAGCGCCCGCGCCAGGTTGTCGGACGGCTGCCGCCCGAAGTTGACGACCAGATCGAGCTGCTCGGCCACACCCCGGTCGTTCGGGTCGAAGAACGCGACCTGGTAGTCGGCGCCGTAGATCGGGATCAGTTCGTCGGTGGCGTGGTCGAGCATCACCAGGTCGACGTCTGGGTCGTGGTCGTAGACGACCTGCAGGCCGGGGTCGAGGTTCGACGTGAACACGACCTCGTTCCCGCGTGACCGGGCGGTCACCCAGTCGGTGGCGGTCCACGCAGAGAACGCCGTCGACGTCGACAGGACCCGCACCCGGTAGCGGACCGGGCGGTCCATCGGCATCTCGTAGTCCCACCACACCGACGTCGCCTCGGTCGTGATCGTCCACACCGGTTCCCACCCGGCTGACTCGCCGTCGTCGATCTCCCGCTCGATCTCGTACCGCGAGAACGACCCCCCGAGCGCGGTGGCCGCCCAGTCGACCTCGATCTGGTCGATCTCGCTCGTCGAGCACCAGCAGCCGTCGCCGTCCTGTTGCTGGGCACGGACCGTGGCGGTAGCGGTGGCCGGCGCCGCGGGTTGCTCCAGGAGCATGATCGTCAGATCCTGCTCAGTGAGCGACGACCCGGCGCCGATCGTCCCGAGCCGGGCGAAGTCGGTTGTCCCACCGAACGACTGGCCACCAGCGCCGACAGCGGATGGCACGATCACCCGCCAGTCGCCGGCCGAGACCAACATCTGGATCTCGTACTGCGTGCCGGTAGCCAACGTCGCGACGCTGCTCAGGAACCCCTCGACGTACTTGGCCAGCGTCCCCGAGATCGCAGGGAGCGCCCGCACCTCATCGGCGGTGATCGTGAACGTCCCCCCGAACTGCACCGAGTCCGACACGCGCAGCACCCGCACCGTCAGCGTCCCATCCGCGCTGTCCGGGGGGATGACCAGGAACCGCACACCCAGGTAGGAGCGGGGCCCGGTGCTGGTCGTGACCCGCTGCCCGACCTGCTGCGCCGCGGTCAGGTCCCGGAGAACCACAGTGCTGGAGTCCCGGACGTAGGCGAGGCTGTCGGCCGAGTCGGCCGGCG